CGGCGGCATCGTAAATATAAATACCTTCGACGCTGCACAGTGGCGGGCGCGGCAGCAATACCGCCTGCGGCACCACGCTGCGCACTCCTTCGCGCACGCCGTCCCACCAGCCGCGGCTTTCCTGTCCGGGCCAGCAGTCCAGCCATAAACTGTACCCGCGGTTGATCAGCGACAGGCCTGTCGCCTGTTCGCAGGCCATGCGCGCGGTGGCGATCAATCCGGCAATCAGGGCATCTTCGGCATCGTGGCTGATGCGCAGGTGCAGGCGCGTTTCCTCCAGCGTCAGCGGCTCCGCCCCTGCGGGCAGCGTTTCCACCAGATGATAGGCGGGTGTGGTCATGGGTTTCTCCGTTGATACGCAGCGGGCAAAAAAGAACGGGCGGGGCGGCACGTGGCGGCCCCGCCCGCGGAGGGGAGGCAGGAGGCGGTCAGTCGGGATGCGGCTTAGGCATTATCAACAGGCTTTTGCGCGGCATTGGCGGCCAGCGCCAGCATGGCGACTTGAATACCCTCGGTCAGGCCGTGCGGTGCGGCGGTGATGCGCACAAATCTTTTGCCGCCGCTGTATTCGACGGCATAACGCATATCCGCCTCCGCGTTGCTGTCCACGCGTTTGAAAACGCCGTTGGACAGGGCCATGTCAGGCTTCACATCGCTGTTTTGGCAGGCGGCGAAGGCTGCGGGTGCCCCCGCGCCGTTGTCATCGGCATGTTCGATTTTAAGATCCAGATACACCGAAGGGCCCAGCGTATCCGCCGTATCGCCCAGCATGACGGCAACGGCCAGCGCGCCGATGCCCTGCATGTCGATGGTTTCGCTGACAATCGGCCCGCTGGTCACGGTTTGCGGCGCGGCGATTTGCGATACGCCGATATTGTGGATGATGTCGTGCATAAAAGTCGTCCTTTCGTATAAAAAGAAAACCGGAAGGCGCGCCGCTCTGCCGGCATATATCCGGCAGACGCGCAGGGGGGGCGGCGCGGGGGCGCAGCCTTCCGGTGCATGCGGCGCAGCGGTTTTCACCAAAGGCGCATGCGGGGGAGGTGTATTCGCGCGGTTAGCTGGCGGCGAATTTCATCAGCTTGATGGCTTCGAAATTCACCACATCGCCGCCCACACGCTTGGTCGTATAGAATTTGACGTAGGGTTTGGCGGTGAAGCTGTCGCGCAGGATGCGGATACCCTGACGGTCGACAATCTGGTATCCGGCGCTGAAATCGCCGAAGGCGATCGACAGGCTGCCGGCGGTGATATCGGGCATGTCTTCCGCCTCGACCACATTGAAGCCGAGCAGCGTGCCGCCCTGCTTCATTTGAAAATCGGGCTGCCAGATATAATTGTCGTTGCCGTCCTTGAGTTTGCGCACCTCGGCCAGCGTGGAGCGTTTCATCATGAAAACCGCTTTTTCGCGGTAAGCCGATTTCAGCGCATAGACAAGGCTGATCAGCGCATCGCCGGGGTTTTCATCGGCAAAATCGCCGCTGCCGCCCGACAATACCTGTTCGATGACGGAAAATCCCGAGGCGCTCGGCGTGCCGGCCGCATAGGTCAGGAAACCGCGCGGTTTTTTGACGCCGTTGCCGGTGACAAAAGATTCGTTTTCCATGCGCGCCAGACGTTCGGCGATTTTCGCGGCCAGCCATTCCTCGACATTGAACAGGCTGTCGTCGAGCAGCTTTTGCGTCGCGCGCGGCTCCGCATACTGTTCATGCACGGGGATGCGGTATTCGCCAATTTTGGGCGCGGCGGTTTCGGGGCGGGATTCGGTTTCGCCCACCCAGCCCGACGTCGCCTCGTTGAGGTCATGGATACCTTCGAGCGCGTCGGTGCCGATGGTGATGACGCTCGCGACCTGACGCATGGGCGATGTATCGCGCACCAGCTGCGCAATACGTCCCGACAGGTCGGGCGTGACGGTATAGCCGCCGTCGGGGTCGGACCCCGCCGACAGCGCTTTGATTTCATCCACGCCGCCGCCCGCGTTGTTTTTACGCAGGTAGCTGCGCAGGGCGGATTTGTACTGGCGGTATCCGTCGATGCCGAGGTCGTGTTCGATGCGGCCCTTGCGCTCCAGCATGAACATTTCGGCTTCTTTCCATTCGTCGCCGCCGCCGTGCACGGGGCTGCGGCTGATGGCGGTTTCGATTTGATCCACGCGGCGTTTGGCGGCATCGGCGGCGTCAAGCGCGCGGCTGATCTCGCCGTTCAGGCGGTTGACTTTCATATCGGTCAGCGGGTCGGCGGCGCCGCGGCGTTCGATTTCCCGCAGGCGTTGGTCGTTGGCGTCCTTGAACGCTTCAAAAGCGCGGCCAAGGTCATAGACGGCGGATCGGACATCCTGTGTCATGGTGTTATCCTTTGTGTTCGGGTGAGGGGGATTGGGTATTACGTCAGTCGGCGCAGGCGCGCGGCAAGGCCGCCAATCAGGTCGGCGATGTCGTCGTCCTCTGCCTCATCCCCCTCCGTCGCGTCGCGCGCGGCGAGGGCTTTGTAGCCATGCGCCATCAGCGCCTTGGCCTGTTTGCGGCTGAACCCTGCATCGCGCAGGACAGCTTCCACATCTTTTTCGGCGGGGATATGCCCCGCCGCGAATTGCGATTTCACGGCGCGAATGCGCGCCCGCTCGTTCGCCGGAAAGGTGACGATAGACACCTCCAGCAAATCGAGCTCCGTCAAAAGCCGCACACCGGTCTTGGCGTCCCGCGTCGATTGTACGGTGCGATAGCCGATCGAAAGGCCGCTGACCACGTTTTCCTTCAAAAGCGCGTAGGCTTCGCGCGCCTGCGCGATATCGTCCATGAACAAACGTCCGCTGACATAAAGCCCGTGGCTGTCTTCGTGCATGGCCTGCCACATGCCGATGGGTTTTTGCACATCGTGTTGCCACAGCATGGGCGGAAAGCGGCTTTCGTCGCGGCATTTTTGTAAACTGCGCGTAAAGGCGCCGGGGGCGATGCGGTCGTTTGCGCTGTCGATATTGCCAAAAACGGCGGCGTAACCTTCGAAGATGCCGGAGGGGGCGAATTTCAATTCCGTGCGCGTATCCAGCACAGCAGCGGCAGCGGACGGCGTAAAGGACAAGGGATGGTTCATCAGGCGCTCTCCTCGGCGGGCAGGATGACGGGGTGGACGCACAGCGGGCCTTCGGCTGCAACCAGGGTTTGCCCGCCGATGGTCAGGCGCAGCTGGCCGAAGAAATCGCCAAGGGCGCCGCCGGGCAAATCTGTCGTATCGAGGGTGATATGTACCGCGCTTCCCTCGATCAGGATGGCACCTCCCCCGCCGCTGCCGAGGCTCAGGAGGGCACGCTCCCCCGCGCGGCGGGCGAGGCGGTATTCGGCGCTCGCCTCGTCCAGAACCAGCAGATTTCCGGCGGCATCGCGGACGTTGAACACAATCGTGATGCGCGTGCCGCTGTGCGTTTCGATCAGCGGGTGAATTGCGGTATGCATGGGTTACCTTTCTTCCGGCAAAACCAGCCGGATATGAAGATGGCGTGCCGGATGCCAGCAGGCGGTGTGATGGACGTGCAGCATGGCGCGGGCGGGCAGATCGTGCGTGTTTTGCCCGTGCGCATAAAGGTAACGGCCCGGCTGCCAGCGGCCCGCATATGCGCGCTGCCGTGCAAAAAAAGCGGCATATCCGGCGGCTTGCGCGCTGTATGTGGCGGGTGCCGCGCCGATAGCGTTGCGGCCAATGCTGCAAAACCCGCTCATCACGCACGCTCCACAAACAGGGCTTCGTAATCCAGATATAAAAGCCGTGCGGTGGTGCCGACGGCCTTTTGAATGGCAGCGGAAACGGGATTGTACAGCATGGGGCTTACCAGCTGGCTATGGGCTGCGCGGTGCGTGCCGTTGATAGACAATGCGGCCGTCACATCCACATCCGCGGCGGCGCCTGTGACCGTCAATTCCATGTCGTACCAGACGCCCGCTTCGACAGCGACGCCGGTATCAATATCATTGACGGCACCACTGTTCCGGCGGCGCAGCACCCAGTTGGGGTTGTCCTTGTCGTAGTACCAGTAAAACCCGATGGCGGTGGCGGGCGCGGTGGTCGCCGCCGTGCCGATACTGACGCCGCCCCAGACACGGATTTCCTGCGACCCCGCCGCCGTCAGGTTTGCAAGGCGGATACGGCTCAGCAGCCGCAATTTTTTGCCGGGTGTGTGCAGCATCATCGCCGCCGTGCCCAGGCCGCGCAGCGCCGCGCCGCTGGCGGTGGTGCCGGTTGTCAGGCGGCAAACGCCAATCGCGTCGGTATTGACGGTATAATCCCCCTCCAGCGTGGCGGCATTGGCGTTGGTGCCGGATGTGGCGGCGATAAACCCGCCCGCTTCGCCGCCGTTGAAATGGTTCCACATCGCGGTATGGCGGGGATGAAACCCCGCGCGCAGCAGCGCGCTATCGGCGGCGGCCAGTGCAGCGGCGACGGTTGCGCCCGTGACCAGCACGCGGCTGCTGTCATCAAAATCAATACCTGCCGCATCCGGCGTTTCCGGTATGTCGGGCACGGTGGGCAGGGGGTGGAAGCCTTTCACGCCGCCCGCGTTGGTGCCGTAGTATTTGCCATTGCCGGGGCTGGTTTCATCGCCGCTCAGGCTCAGGCTGCGATTCGCGCTCAAATCCCCGCCGCCCGTCAGGCTGCCTGTGGTGGCGATGCTGCGCGCGGCGGGCGCCTTGGCGGCCAGTGCCGCCTCCAGACCGCTGATATCGCCGGTGCTGTGGCCATGCGCCGCCGCCGCGCGGCTGTCGAGGGCACTGCCCAGCCCGTCAATATCCGCGATGGCATGTCCGTGGCTGGCGGCGGCCTTGCCTGCCAGCGCCGCGGCCAATCCATCGATATCTTCGGCTGCATGCGCGTGCGCGGCGGGCGGAATGTCGCCCAGCAGCGCCGTTAAATCCGTGATATCCGCGGCGCTGTGGCTATGTGCGCTATCGGCCTTCGCAGCCAGCGCGGTATCAAATCCGTCGATATCATCCGTGGCATGGCTATGCTCCGCCGCCGCTTTGGCCGCCAGCAGCGCCTCAAGCCCTGTGATATCTGCGGGGGCGTGACCATGCGCCAGCGCGGCCTTCGCCGCCAGTGCCGCCGTCAGGCCGCTGATATCTTCGGGCGCATGGCTATGCACGGCGGGTGCTTTGGCGGCCAGCGCGGCGGCAAGCCCGCTGATGCTGCCCATCGCGGGTTTGGCCGCTTGCCATGCCGCGCCGTCATAGATCAGCATATCGCCCGCATCGATCGCTTCGGGCAGCACCATCTGGCGCGATGCGGGGATATCGTTGATGATATATTTCTCCCCCGCTGAAAAAGAAACCTTCGCCCCGCCGTGGCTGGAGGCGATAACGCTTTCCCGCACCAGTGTCTGGCTATCCGCCATATGGCCGGTGCCGACTTCCCATTCCGGCGCGGCCGCATGGCGGATGAAATAGAAAAACGCGGCGTCCTCCCCCGTGCCGAAAGCATCGGCAAAACGGCGGCATCCGGACAGTGGCGCCAGCAGCAGCGGCCCGCTGCCCGATGACAGGGTTTTTTGCTGCACCAGATTGTCAATCGCGCTCATGCCTGTATCCTTTGCTGCGGCGGTATATCCAGACCTGCGGCGGCTATAAAACGTTGCACCGTGGCCAGCGGCTGGGCAAATCCCTCGCGCAGCAGCGCATCGCCAAGGTCATAAAAATCAACGCTGTCGCCGCAGGCCTGCAAAAACATCTGCATCAATGTGACGACATCGCCCATGCGCCAGCTGCCGCCGCTGAATTGGCGGGCAAGGGCCGATAGCGGCCCCAGTTCGTCTTCGATATTGCAAACAAGCCGCGCGGTAATTTCCAGCCTGTAGAGTTTCCCCGCGCAGCGGAAATTGAACGCCGGCAGCGCGGCGGCGGATTTTATCTGCGCCGTCATGCGCGTATTCCCAGCGTATCGCCGCCATCCAGCGGCGGCAGGCCCAGCGCGGCGCGCTTTTCGTTCACGGTCATGAAATCGGCGGCATTCACGCGTTGCCAGATTTTTTCGCGCCGCAGGGCGAAGGCCTCGATTTTGTCGATGTCGTAATCGATATGAACATCGCTGCCGAAACGCGGAGCCAGCCAGTGGTTCAGCTCGTCCTTGACATGGTCGATCAGCGGCAGCACCGCATCGTCAAACAGCGCCAGCCGCGCCTGTTCGAAATTGGCAAAGGTCAGCGACCCGTCAATCCCCACCAGCTGCGGCGGCACATGAAACGCCAGCGCGATTTCGCGCGCCGAAACGTCTTTTCCGGCCAGCCAGTCCATATCCTTGGGGCTCAGCGACATTTCGCGCCAGTCGAGCCCCCCCTCCAGCACCAGCGGGCGTCCGGCATTGCCCGCGCCGCTGAAAAAGTTTTCCAGCTCGGCCTTCAGCCCCTCGCGCTGTTCATCGGTCAGCGTCGCGGCGGTATCGGCATGCGGCGGTTTATAGACCAGCGCGCCCGACGGTCTGCCCGATGATTGCAGCAGCGCCGCGTTCCAGCGGCCGGCGTCGTTGTGCTGGTCGATGCTCGCGGCGGCGGCCTCAAGCGCGCTCATGCCGTACCAGTCATCCAGCGGGTGAAAGGCCTTCAGGTGCAAAAGACGGCTGTGGCCGCTGAAAACATCCACGGGGTAATCAACGCTTTTGCCCCCGACGCTGTAGCGGTAGGCGGCGGGCAAACCGTGGCTGCCCGGTATAACCCGCAGGCGGTCGGGGCGCAGCGTCCACAGTTCGCGCGGCGGCGTATCCTCGCCGCTGACGGCCTCGATATAACTATTGCCCGCAATCAGGTAAAAGGCATAAACCGCCTCGAACAGCTCCGCCCCGCCCTGCATCGGGTTTGGCTGCGTGAGCAAACGGGCGAGGGGGTGATCCTCCAGCCGCGTTTTATGCGCGCCCGCGCCCTGCATCACCACCCACGGCACCGCCGCCGCGCTCTGGCTGATCAGTTTGACGCAGCGATAGGCGATGACGTTTTTCTGGTAGCCTTCCTTCGCCAGCTGGTCGTACTGGCGCGGCGTGAACCTCGGCTGCAGCGCGCCCGATTGCACCATCAACGGCGCACTCGCGCTCGCCTTCACGGCTTTTTTGGATAAGAACAGATTTTTCCAGCCCATGCGGATACTCCGGCTTGTGTAAATATGTCGGCGGTTGTCAAATTTTCTTCAATCCGGCTGCCAGATCATCGGGCGCGGGTCTTTGCGCGGCGCCAGCATCAGCTCGCTGAGCGCCCAGACGCGTGCATCCACGCGGTCGGGGCTTTTGGCGTCCTGCAGCGGGTCGAACCGGCACATCTGGTCTTCGAGCGCCGGAAACGTGCCGAGGTGATGCACCATCCCGCGCGCATCCAGCGCCGCAACCGGCTCCGCCCGCGCCATTTTGCCGCGGCTGGCATGCACCGATTTATAGGCGATGGCGCTGTCAAAACTGCGCAGCGTATGTTCGACCAGATCGCCGCCCTGATTGACTTCGGCAACCACGCGGTCGGCCTGATATTTGTAATAGGCGCTGATGACACAGGACGCCCATTCGGCGGGGCTCATCCGGCCCGACAAATCGGCGATGATATATCCGCGGTTGTCGGTGCCGAGGCCCGCGACAATAATCCCCGTTTCATCGCTGTGGCGGCCCGATGTCACGGCGGGGTCGACGGCGATGACGATGCGTTTCATATCGGGCGCGTCCTGCGGGTGGCGGCGGCAGCGGTCGATGCCCGCGCGGTCCCACAGGGCATTCGGGCGGTCGCTGTGAAAAGCCTCCTCGGCGCTTGACGGGTATTCGCGGCGAAATGTCCAGATACCGCCGAGTTCTTCCATTTTCACCTGCCGCCAGTACATCTGCGCGTCATCAAGGCCGTAGGCGGCTTGATAGCTGGCCTCTTCGGCGCTCAGCGTGAAGCCGGGCGGCGGGTCTTTGCGGTATTCGTCCTGCCAGAACCAGGGCACGAAAATGAACGTATATCCGCCGCGCCCTTTTTGCGCATCCATGCACATCTGGTAAAAAAGTCCGGCGGCGCCCGCCGATGTGCTTTCAAGAATAATCTCGGTGCCTTTTTCGTCCGGCACCGCCTGCAGCGCGCCTGCGACGTGCTGTTCCGCCTGCGCCCAGTAAGCAACTTCGGAGCCGTGAAAATATTGCAGCGTATGCGCGCGCCCCACGCCCGACGATTTCGCCGTGCCGACGGCATAACCGGAATCGAGCCTGCCGAAAACCATCTCGCGCGATGATCGCCGCGTCGCCAGCGGGCGCACGGCTTCGGGGCAGTTCTCGTAAAATCGCTGCACCATGGCGTGTATTGCGCGCGAGGCATCTTCAAGATGCGTCAGAATAAACGCGCGCACGCCGCGGCGGTGCGTCACCTTCCAGTAAAACCGCGCCTGCACATAGGTCGAACAGCCCTGCTGGCGGCCTTTTAAAATCAGGGCGCGCACGCGGCCGGTGGTTATCAGCTGTTCTTCCAGCCGTTCATGAATATATTTCTGCGCGCCATTTAATTTCAGCGGCACGATGCGCCCGCCCTTGGCGCGGACTTTCAGGCATTTGGCGGCGTAATGCGCAAAATCCGTCATCAGCCGCGCGCGGATGCGGCGTTCACGCTCTGTCATCTCTGTCATGGGTTATTCAAGCGCGCGCAGGGCGTCTTCGTGCGGCGGCGCGGCTTTTTTGTCGGCGCTGTCCGCCGCTGCCGCCTGCGCGGGCAAATCCGGCAGAATTTTCTTGAGCAGCGCCAGCGCGGCGTTCACCTGCGTCGCCGTCATTTTTTTCGCGCCCAGCACGTGTTGTTCCAGCGCATCGATAATGGCGCGCGCGTCAATCGCGCGGCGCGGGTCGCTGCGGCGCGCGGCGGATTTGCGCGGCTTTTTCGGCGCGGCGGTTTTTTTGCGGCG